CCTTGATCTGCGCGTTTTGCATCAACAGGGGTCCCATCTTCGCGATGTTCTGCCTGTCGATCAACGCCGACCGTTCCGCGAGCGGAACCTCGGTAAAGTAGCGCATCGTGTACGCCAACTGCGGAGCCGGCAGGACGCCGGTAACCGTTGAGTTGGTGATGTTCGCTAGCACGGGTTCGTGCAGCGCCACCTTGACACGATACGTACGTCCCTCAGAGGACTGACCGGACACCGCTTGTGCGGGCCGGATCAACTGAGCCGAGATTCTCCAGTACCCGATGGCGTTAGCCTGGGACTGGTCCTCGAACCAGAAGAGCCCCTTGGGATCGTATCCCATTGGAATAAATGTGTGATTTACCGGCGCAACTTGTGCGTCGGCGAGGACGATGTTTGCAGCAGCCATGCTGAAACTCCTTCGAAGATCATACTTACATTGAAGGAACTTAACCACAAAACCCAGATCTCACGATCTTAGCCCTGTGACCAAGTGTGTCCAACCCTCCCACGACCAAGAAGTTGCCGAAGCAACGAGGCAGCAGAAATGAGTTGGTTCGAACCGAGATTCACGTTGAAAGACGGAATCCGGGGTGCGGGGTAGGAAATCAAATTGCGCCTCGAGAATACCGCAGTCTGATATGAAGCATTGCTGCTCCATGACTGCGTTTCAAGACCGCTGATTCGACGGGCCCCTATGGAAGTGAACTTCCGCTCGTACCACACTAATTCGGATTGGTATCCGAACTGGAAAATGTTTCCGTACAAGAACGCGGTTTCCAAGCCGCGCAAATACTCACCAATGTCGAATAGCCAGTCTACGACAAATGAGTATGGAATCAACTCCCACGCCACAGAAGCTGGATTTAGCGATGTCCACCGTGCTAAACCTGTGTCCCACCCGGGGGCGAGCCACACACCAAATTTCGTTCTTACGAACCCTTTGGTGACGATCTCTCCAGGCATATCACAGCCGTCAGAGTTTATCGTGTACTTCTCGACTTCATTCAATTGGAGTTTAGACGACGCGGAGACTTTGTCGTGATTAGTGACAAAACCTACCATGTTCTCAGCAACACCACGGATATCGCTGATCAATGGGTTCCACCCATACGTGAACTCACACCACCCATTTGCACCAAGAGAGGATGCTCTCGATACTAGCCCGGGATTAAGGGGCACGGGGCGAAATGACTTAGGATGACGCCTGGCCAAGCCAGACTGCCAACGCTTGAGGTCCCTTTCCAGGGACGCCTTGCCTTTGGCAGCACGATTTTCAGATCGGCGTTTAATCAACCTTCGCTCAACCTCACGGTTGTACGATTTAGCCATATCGACAAAGCCCGCCTTGAGTCGGCCTACGAGATTCAGCATCTTCACCAGCTGCCCAGTCTCAGCGAGACTGGTTGCCAGATCGAGCGATCCGCGGACCTTTTCATTAAGGCGGGACACGGCACGGTTGTAGTTTGCATCTCTCAATGCCTGGAGACCAGGCATTGCACCAAATGAAGGACTGCCTTTCAGCTGTCCCCAGTAGTGCAGTTCAGTCCGGTTGCCCGGCTGAATGCTGATGCGATCAACCACCCCACGCAAGTAGGATTGGTTAACAACAGTGTACGACCATGGATTCGGTCGAAAGAAATCCCCTTTAATCAGGGGACCCACATTAGAGACAATCTTCAGCCAGCTGTTTGAAACCGTCGATATCTCGGGACCCCATACGCCGTTAAGCGCACGGTCCCTTGACCACCGAAACGACTTCAGCGAGTTGGTCGAATTTTGCATAATGATTCTCCGTTACGATGTTGGTTCTTAATTGAAGCAGCACCCACGGGGGCGGTTAGCCCCCGTGTCGGATTACCAATCCGGTACTGGAAAAGTGGAAACGCAGGTGATGAACCCGCGAGACCTAAAACACCTACCTGCCCAATCCCTCATCGGGAAGTGACCACTCCACAGTGGTTCACGGAGTCGTAGTGGACTGGAGATCCTCCAACAGTAAACCTGATCCTCAAGAAGCCGACCTTAGCATAAGCGGGCCGGAAACAGTACGGTACCTCGCGGTACGTAGTACACTTCTTGACAGAGTTTGCTTAGTAGCAGGAGCAGCTCC